AAGTCAGCTATTTCTTCTTTGTTTTCCGGAGAACCCAGCGCGTTTCTGAAGTCAGTCGCGCTGTACGGCTTGCCACTATCGCGTTGCGTAGGTTCGACACCCATGTCAGCCATAAGTTCAACGCCATCTTTCACATATTTTTCAGCACCAGCCCAGCGCTTACAGTCACCGCCCTTGGTACTACACCCAAGAATGACTCTGTCGCCGGATCTTAATGGACCCTCTTCACCAACAAACTCATATGCGGCGTTAATAGGCGAAGCATGGCTAGACACTTCCACTTTAACATTTGGTATATCAGAGACTAAGACATTCCATATTTTAAGGGAATCCTCTGCCGTTATCTCGCGTCCGTTTGGTAACTTTCTACCACTTTTGGTTGGTCTCGAAATTAAGATTATGACTTCGTCAGCCATATCAGCGTACTTTCGGACCATGTCCAAGTGCCCTCGATGTGGTGGTTTAAACGCCCCGGGTACCACAGCGACAGTTTTTGGGTAATCAGAGTCGACTACCGGATCATCTGACTCATCATCTACAAAATCTATTTCAATTTCTTCATCTATGTCTTCTTGCATTCCTGAACGTCTTGCTCTGCCGATAATCTGATTAGCCATAGCAAATGCACCGGTGAGTTTATAAATTTTATCAGAACCCGGTGGATATTCAAATACAACACCTTCCATAGAAGAAGCAAGATTCTCTATCTTTCCAAGTTTTGCTAACTGCTTGTCAACAAGTTCTCCCATCTTTTCATCGCCTGAAGACTGCAATGCTTTCAAATAGGTAATCGATTGTTCAAGCTCTTTTCTCATTCTGTCAACTTCTTTGTCGTTATCTTTTACAAAGAAACTTTTCACTCCACGAAGTACTTCAATAGCAAAATCGCTAATAGCCACTTCGAGAGGTTGTAAAACGGATGAGATATATTTTCTAGAATTTGTCTTTGAGCCAAGCTTGGATACCACTGATTGAAGTTCTTTTGGTAATCCTTTTTTGAGATTTACAACGGAGATGCCTCTCTCTTTGGCTTCATCTGGATTTAACATCAACATTATAAGCTTGTCAGTCACATCTCTTGGTAGATCTACTTGGTCTGCATATTTTCGCACCACCAACTCAACATAACTTGCTAAGCTGCCATCCATGCCAACGGGTCCAGCAAAAGATTTGATACGTCGACTAACCTCTTCAACTGCGGCGCCGTCGGCAAGCTTTTTTAAAGCTACAATTTTTGGTCCATGGACACTCCACTGTTCACCGCCGACTTGTTCGCTAGCACCATCGATAAGGCCAGCCAACTTGGTAAACTTTTGTTTTGTCTCTGATCGCATTTCTGGTGTTTCATCTTCGTCACCAAAGTATTGCAATCCGTGCAAAACAATATTTGGAGCAGAATACAAAATAATATTAGGATTATTAGGATACATAATCTCCATGTTAACGTACCTCTGGCCGTCCGCAAAGATTGTTTCCAACTCCTCTGGGCTTAGCTTACGCAAAGCCGCTGAGACCGCCTTAAAACCGTTTGTAAAGGCATTTTCTGCTGGGTGTCCTTTCCATTTACTGATATACTCATCAGTTGTCATTCCACCCTTCTTTACATCGCCGCTATTACGAGCAGTTTTTATTTCTCCAGAAGAATCGACGGTCAAAAACAAATTCTGACCGTCAACCTTTTCCGTAGCGTTATCTATCTCGGCAAGCGCCACCTTTTGGAGGATGCTGACTATCTCATTGAAAGTCAGACTCAGGTCCTCCGAAAGGTGTGCCATGTGTCCGGCAACACCACCCATTACTTATCTCCCTGAGATTCTTCTATTATATTAAGTTTTTCTTGGAGCACATCAATATTACTTTCCATACGGCGAGCAAATCTCTTAACTTCTCGCAAGTGTGTCTTTGCGAGTTGGAGTCTGCGTTTTTCGACCATTGTCCTTGGTTTAAGATTGGAAATTATTTCTTGGAGACCTTGAATATAGGTAAAGATGTTCTTTTCATCAAGACTCTCGTTAAGAAAATCTCGCCATTGTGTGTTTAATGACATAATATGTTCCTCGTTGTTTTGTAATAATAATAGTTTTTTAATAAAGGTAATTCGTGACTTTCTAAGTTCAATTTTTGTACTTACCGGTCATGATTCTTAGCCTTTCAGGTGTTTGGCGAGCATGTTTCTGATAGCTTCGCGAAGAGCATCTTGATCTTCGTGCATTCTATCAGCATGCATTCTATCACGACCAACATCTCTGTCTTCGTTTCCTGCACGCTTGGCTGCAACTTCTTCAATGTCTTCTTCGTTTACGAATGCTTCGTCACCTTTCTTCTCGCCGCGGCCTTTACCGCTGTGCTTAAGCTTATCACCCTTGTGAGTTTTTGAATCATCGCCCTTAGACTCACCATCATCACGCTTAGCAGGATGATCACCGTGACCTTCTGCCAAGCTGGCATCGGTAATTTGGATGTCTTCAACGGCAACGTTCTCTAAAATCGTACCATCTTGAAGCTTCATATCATAGGCTGTAACCTTTCCGAGCTTTTTGTTCCAGTTGTGGCCAACAGCTTCTGCCATTTGGACAGCGCCATTGTGCTCAACACCACCGTGGTGTACACAATAGTGGTTAGGTGCAAAGATTTGCTGTGCATTTTCTTCAAGAGACTCATCATCATCGTCTTTATCTTCTACTGGCTCTCTCTTGTGAGGCTTGCGACGTTCACCAGCTTGCTTAGCTTGTGCTAACTCTTCAATCTCTTCCTCTTCCTTCATGTGACCCATGTTGGTGTCATCTTTATCATCACCGTCAACGCCAGACATTCCAGTGTTCTTATCAGCACCTTCGTTAAATTCATTGAATTCTTCAAGTGTGCTGAACTTAAACCCCCATGCTTCTGAAAGCAATGTAGAGAGTTCGTTATTTTTCCAATCTTTAATAGACATCTTTTTTTCTCCTTTTTGTAGATGTTCGAAATAAATAGTCTTCTTTATGCTGTCTTCCCAATCTCGGAAGCACATATTTCCGACTTCATACGCTTCGCGTTCCATTTCACGCAAGTGTTCGTCATTCTGAGCATACCCCTCATCCATCTCACCAGCACTATCAAACTCGCCGCGGCAGTTCTGTGTGTGGTGCACTAATTCGTGGGACAAAGACCTCATTACGTCTTTTGGGTGTCGTCCTGTTGTGTATAATGTAATTGACTTTCCAGATGGATCATAATACGCAGTTTTACCCAGAGGGTCGCTTGCATTTTTTTCATCACCTTTCAAAAATAATTGAGGTGGCTCATTAAAGCCCATCCTCTGCATAGCAAAAGGCATGAATTTTTTAATCAGTGGGTTTAAAATGTCAATCATTACAGATACTCAGTTAATTCAATATAAATAGTTTTCTTATAGCTTATTTACTAATTTGAGTGTTAATGTAAAGAATTCCCTTTCCATAGGGGGTCCATTGATGGGTATTACTTTTGAAATTGATACAACGCGATTTGATTGTATCCTGTTTTCATTTTTAACAATTATTCCGTAGTTGGGTACCCAAATTTCTTGTTCGGTACACCATGAAGACCACTCGACAATATCGCCCGGCTCTAAATCTTCTGCTGTTACGCTACCAAAAGCTTCTTTTTCATCCATCATACCTGACCAGCCAAGAACAAGTTCCTTGTTTAAGAAAGTGAGTACAAGTTGCCAAAGCTTCTTCCTCAGAGTGAAACGGACCCACTTGAGAAACTTTTTGTTCAACCACGTCGATAACGTGTCTTACCAAGAAGACATCGATACCTGACTCAGACTTATCGTCTTTGTTAGTTTTCTTTGCTGCCACGCCCTAACTAGGGCATTAATTAAAATAAAAGCGGACTATTCCCATCATTTTTACATATTAAAAGAACAAGCAAAGATACAACAGTTAGTTCAAATCCTATGAAAACACAGGACAAGGCACCCACGATAAGCGAAAGTGTTGTTTTCCAAAAAGAATTAAAAGTAAAAAGCATCAATCGCACTCAGTGTAAATTAGTTCATCATAATCTATCATTACTATTTTACCACAAGAAGAATAAATTAAAACTTTATTTAGTTCATCTTTTTCATCATCAATCAACCACACCTTTTGTCCGCGACTAATTTTTACAAAAGCTCTTGTTCCGTACTCTCGACAATACAGTATACCCGAGCCTATTACACCATATTCAGGAACCAAAGGAAGGTCTTCATCCGGCGAACCACCAACCTGCTTTATTACTCGTGCGCAAAAATCTTTGATTTCTTGTCTATTAAGTGCCACAAAGTAACTATGAAGCAAAATGGCACTTTGATGTTAGAGTTTTTTGACCATTAACAATAACAGTAGTATATTGTTTGAACGACCAAAAACTAGAATATTTCTAAAGCCCACGCCATGGCAATACCCATTAAGGTTTGAACACCCATGAACATGGTAACCGCTTTGGTTCTGAACGTCTTTAACTGCTCGAGTTCAACTAGAGCTTCTCTCAGTTGGGGAGGCGATGCGACATCATCCATTTTTTCTTTCCAAGCTTTTAAGTCTTGGACCCTGTCTTCTTTTGCTTTTAACTCAGTCAATTGGCTTTTTACATCTTGCAATTCAGTACGTAAGCCTTCAATGCCACTGGCCATAGTTTCAAGTTGTTGTAAAACTAACTTTGAGTAGGTTTCCCATCCATTATTTTCATTTGACATGATTGAATCTCCAACTGTATATAGTTTTCTGTCAGCAACTAATCGGTTCTATTTTATACTGTCTCTGGGGGTCATCACCAAAACCAACGACTTTGTAAATAAGAAGCTCAAAACCCACGGGTTTGATTTCTTCAATTTGATTGTTGTCACATATTTTTAACATAACATCGTCAATATTCTTCTGTGAATCTTCGTAGTACTCTATTCTATTGATATTCGATTTGCCATCGGGCATTATCTTGTTTTTCATCATCGCAATCATCACATCTCCTTTTGATTCACCTTGGGTAGCTATTGGTCTGACTTGTGATGCGTCAACACCAATCTCATCTAGATAATCCATGATAGGGCCAAGTGAGTTTCCCCGCCGCGCTGTCAAGATATACGTCTTAGAATTTTGAGGAAGATTTTTCATTATGTCTGTGACGATGGTAATTTCATCTGGATCTTTTACTATCGAAAAGTCACTCAAATCAATTTCATACCCAAGTTCTTGCAAATCTCTTACCGGGTCAAATGATTCTATACCCTCTTTGGCTGCTGCTTCCTTCATATACTCTTCAAACTCTTTCTGGTCACGTAGGGTCGCCGTAGAGCCGTCAGGGGCAGTAACACGTGTTTCTGACCTCGTATGGGCTATTGTTTCATCGAAGTCAAAAATGCGGAGGGTTGTAACGGGCTCATACTCTTCATTAACGAACTTTCGCCAATTTTCAAGTAGGAGTTTCATAAGTCTTTCCAAATATTTCTCTGCCGACAACTCCGTAATCGCCGGGACCATATTGTACTAAATAGTCGCCCGGTGCACCTTGAAGCAAATCGTCTGACCAAGATACTTTTACTTGAAATGGTTCCGACATCTCTTTGGCAAATACCGGTATATTCTTTTTGGAAGCAGTCCCATCGCCCAAATCATCATATGTTTGTGCAAACTTCTCTGCTGGAATAGGCCATTGTTCGCCTTCAGTACCGGTCATGATCGCATCGCCGGCTTTAGCGCTAACAGGGCCTTCCTTGGTTTCGATAGTTTCACCAGTCTCAGCATATCTAAATTCTAACGGAATAGGTTTCTTGGCAGTCTGGAAGCCGTCTTGCGATAAATCAGGGTTATCATCCAGTCCGATTGTCTCTGTTATAAACTTCCGCCAATTTTCAAGCAGAAGTTTCATTTTACTTCCTTCACTGAATCATCCATCATATCATCAAAATCAGTGCGCAACTTAATCATAGGATTAAATTTAGCATGTTTTCGTTCTAAAAGCAAGGACCCTTGTGGTTTTACTAAGGTTCCGTCAACTTCAACACCTTCAAAGTCAATTTCAGTTTTCTTTTTATAAACAACCTTGGGTTCTTCTTCATCATTAGCATATGCTGCCCCAGACAACAATAAAAAGATTAAAAACTTCATTTATATTCCTCCGCCAAACCCTCACTTAATAAAAGAGTGTTAATGTTGGTTTCACCGATAAATAGTACCCCCAAACATCTTCCGTATTTTCCAACTCCGTGAGACTCTAAAACAAATTCATTGTCAGATTCCCACAGAAGCGCGATTAACCTTTCTTCTGCGGCTAACCCTGCTTTTTTCTCTTCGAGGTCTCTAGTGCGTGTTTCTGGCGTGTTAATGCCATATAATCGGATGCGCTTCTTAATCCATACATCAAAACCTAAGTCTATAAGCGCATCGATGGTGTCACCATCAATTACCCGTATCAGTTTCGCGTTGTACTTGTACATTTTCTTTTTTCTCGTGTTTATCTTGGGTGGTAACAAAAGCAGCAACACTGATGATCACGAATCCTATGATAAATATATCAAACATTAATTATCGTATACCTTGTCGTTCTTACTTTTTTCTCTCGCCATCGTTGTTGCTTGTAGCATATCCTCGGCGTCGACTTCCTTAAGTATAAGATTGCCAGTTTTTGGTTCGTAATACATCCCTATTAGGTCGCCCGTGGACACATTTTTCATTTCTTCTTCTGTGATGGTGATTTTACCACCGTTTTTTTTTACCAACATCGTTAGAATACTAAAAAGATATTCCGGATCGTTTAAATATTTGTTAGCCATTTAAAAAGCCCTTCCAAGTTCTCACAAGGCCTTCATTTGTTTGCATCGATGCTGGTTTGCGCGCTTCAACAAACTGAGCCAGCACTCTTCTATAAACTACATTGAGATTGTCTTCGTCGTCCATTTCGCCTTCTACAAGTTCTTGAAATAGGTTAGCCATAATATCAGGCTCGTCAGCATTGATTGAGAATATAGAAGTATATTTAATCTCACCACCAACCTCTACTGTTGTAGCATTCATTTGCAGGTAGTATTGGGTGTTTTGAGCCTTTCTAGGCTCTTCAAGCAACTGTCTCCTCAATTCAATCTTAAAGTCGCGAGAATCAAGAATCTGAGCCAATACACGGATATCAAGACCAAACTCCTCTGGATCATAGTAGAAGGAATGTCTTGCTGTGGTTTCGTATGAGTCGTAGTACTCGCCGTCAGTTTCAACGTCCCATTCGTATGAGGATACCATGCCGTCCTCAATAGCGGTTGCTAGCTGGATGTAAGTGCCGCCTTCCATCTGACCTTCACGCTTAAAGTATGTGGTGAGCACTTCTTCAAAAGTATCTCTTCTGTCGTCAATAACAGAATCAATTTTTTGAAGTGCCTCTCGGTATTCATCAGGTAGGGCCATGTATGAGTTGCCGTAAATGCTTGGATGCTCAAAATTAACCTGTATAGATAAATGTACTTCTTCTCGAATACGACGGATTGTAGGAGTATCAACATCAGACGGGTAAAATATATCACCAAATATTTCATTTAGCTCATCAACTGAATTCCATACAACTTCTTCTGCGTTGCTCGGCAGTCTTTTCCAATCGCTCACATCCCATTTGGCGACAAATGCTGCAAAAGGTTTAATATAAGCACTGTCGCCACCATCATCACCAACTTCGTAGTCGGTGTATGTCTGAGCCATTCTGTTGTTGTAATCAATCCTTATATCTTCACATTCACCTTCGTATTGTGCGATAATATCACCAACTAAGTTGGCATCAAGACTATCTTCGGTGTCTGTGTTTTGCTTCATACTACCTTCGACTTCTACATCGGGCCCTAAAAGTTGACGCATCAAACTAAGGCGCCCAGCAGTTCCAGCAGTGTCTTCATATGAGCCACCAAAAATCATAAATTTGCTTAAATCAATTTTACCATCTTCTTTGGGCATGTTTTGGATGACTTCTTCTTGGTTTGATCTTGCCCAGTCAGTAACTTGATTGGCTAAACCGGGAATATCAGCACCATAAACGCGAGTTTCAGGCATTCCAACATCTTGTCCGTCATCATAGCGCTTTGGAGGTTCATCACCTTCATAATATCTAACGTGACGGATGCGAGTACGAGAAACTGGCTCAATATCACCGGTAAATGGGCGTTTATCGTCAGTAAATATCTCACCTTCTTGGATTTCTTGCTCTGCACTGTCTATGTTGCTTGTATTTGTGGCTGAGAGCAGGTCTTCTGTCTCTACCACATAGGCAACCGCCCCGTGCCCCTGAGCCTCGGCTACAGCGCATTTATAGTACGATTGATAAGCATTTGCACGACTAGCAGGAGAGTGGCAAGAGGTAATATCGTCAAAATCGCTCATTCTTAGCACATCTATCGGATGTCGAGTGATAATAATGGAAAATTTGTCACTATCAAGTTCATTAATGTTATTTTTGATGTATGCGGCGTTCTGTTTCCAATATTCACCGTATTTTGTAGCTAAATCTTCTAAATCATAACCAGCGGGTCCAGCCACACCAGGAGCGGGGATATATAAGAGGATTTGTTGACTTATACGCCTATAATCTTCATTTTTTTGAAATTCTGGGTCATTTTTGGCTATTTCTTTCTTTTTTCTTGCTAAATCTGCTATTTTGACAAACAGTTTGCCAATTTTCATCTGAAACTTCTTAATTTTCTTCTTTTGTGGGCTACCAGTAAGAGAAGCAATGAAATCTTCAACCTTTGTTACTTCTCTGGTCGCAGAAACCATACCTTTCTCCCAATTTACATCATATTCTTGTGTTTCAAAGAATTTTGCGAACTTTCCAAGCTCTGTAGACGGATCAGTGGTCGGAAATGGTATGACAACACGCATTTTGCCACTAAAAAGATCATTTAGGGGTAAATTGGCCGGATCTAAGTCGTCCAGTACGTCTTCAAGCACTCGCATCTCGTCTTCGGTGACTTCACGGAGCACTTTCTCACTGACCGGGACACAATTAGGTACATTTTTAGCACCCTTCTTCTTCATGCCGACCTGTTTATAGCCATCCCAGCACTTTTCTTGCAAAGTATCCAGAAGATGGACTGTTTTTAACAGAATTTCTTCATCATTTAGCATTTTTTCTCCAATCGCAATAATCACAAGACATTTCATCTACCAAAGGCATACCACAATTGGGACACTTACTACATTTTATCATAAAAAACACAGTTTTTATTCCTTCATTGACTTAGAGCCGCGGCACTTCCACTTTTTGCGAGACAATGCGTTAGCACATGGGGGGTTTTTACACTTTTTAATCTTTGCTGAGCGCGCACAATACGCATCACCCTTAGCTGTTCCGGGTCTGATGCGATCTCCGCCGCCTTTTGCTTGCCCTTTCTGTCCAAACGAGCGACATTTTCCGTCTACGCGCTTAGCAAAACGCTTTCCTTTGGAAGGTTTACAAGGTTTTTTTGCTTTTTCGCTTAAAACTTGGGATAATTCGTCTTCGATCATGATTTCCATAGATTCTTTTTTAGAGTTACCCCAGTTGGCTGCTCCAACTTTGCGACATTTTACCAGCGCACCCGAGGCATATGCACTTGGCCACACTTTGTAGCGTGATTTTACCTTGTTGTAGCAAGCATCCTTCTTACCTTCTTCTTCATCAAGCTCTTTTTTAGAATTAGTACCGATTTTGATGACTTTCACGGGAGAATCTGAATCATAAGTTTCGCAAGGGTCTTTGCCACACCCACAATTCATTTTTTCTTCTTTTAACTCATCATCATCTGTTTGATCAAGTATCTTTTTGATACGATCCGACTGACCTTTGTGCATTTTAGAAGCCCCGGCAAGCTCATCGGCTATTTTTTTGAGTTCTTCCTCATGCTCTTTAGAGTGAGATTCGGAAATAACTGCCGTAATCTCCTCTTCAATCATTTTGTATAAATCCATTTTGTATAATTCCTCGTTTTTCTTTTTCTTAGCTTTCTTGCCCCATGATTTTCCCTTCCCACGCTCCTTGCAGGCGCCAGGAGTAGGCCGGCATGCAGGATATTTCTTGCGTTTTTCGCCAGAACCACGGCCACAAGACTTGTATCCGCCTTTCCCGTCCGGAGAATTACAATCAACCCATCCTTTTTTAGAACCTTTGGCGCCCTTACGGCCAAACCAATCACGTAAAGAAGACTCTTTACTGGACTCAGTCCCTGCTTTTTTCTTTTTTTCTTCTAGGGAACCATATAAATCAGACATTTTTAGACATTTCCAAAGCTTGCTCCAATAAATAGATCGGTATTTCGCTATTGGCAATCTCTTTTATCTCTTCAAATGTGGCCCATCTGTAATCATCATGCTCGACAAGTCCAGTTTCTGGGTTAGGCTTATCAACATTAACTGTGCCGGACCATGTTTTTGTTAAAAAATAATACTTTTGTGGCTTTGGTTCGCCAAGATAAATTAAATCACTCGTATTACATAACAAGCCGGTCTCTTCATCTAGTTCTCTAACCGCCCCTGATTCAATTGACCGGTCCTCTTCGTCGATGTGACCGCCCGGAATCGTCCATTGACCTCCTCTTTCATCTATATTTGAACGTCTGATGATTAAAAATTTATTATTTTCGTCCAAACAAACAACAATACCCACAGCACTTAGCTCGCCTTCTGATAAATATTGTTGCCATTTGGTTTTCATGCTACCTGCATGCTCGCATAGTGCCCTTTGGAAGGCCATGGCACATATTTTTTAGGATAACATCCATTTTTATTGTCTGGATTGGGGCAACCCAAATCATATTTTCTTGTACTTGGACACCGGGATAGTATTCTACATCAACTCCGTACAGAATTCCAACAATATCTCCCGATAAAGTGTATACTACTGAGCCAGAACACCCAAACCATCCATATGTATTAACTATAATTTGCTTTGCTAGTCCTGCTTTTTCAGCATATCCCGCAACACTTCCTTCAAATGTCATAAGTTGGTGACTCGAGGGGTACCCAGAGTATGTTATTTCAGTTCCAACTTCAGCTGTTCTGTTTTGAGGGCTCCATTTCATCGGACTAATCGTAACAAACTTTTCTGACAAATGTAAAACAGCCATGTCCGCGCTGGCACTGGACCATATCAAGGTAGCCATTCTCATTTCTTTATCTTTGTACACGTAATATGTTGAACCTATTGGTCCATCTGTAACGTGCTGTGCTGTAAACACTAGATGCGCATCTCTATATACAATATACGACCCGCTGCCATGACCACCACCAGTATTTATCTTAACAGCAGCTTCTCTAACTCGTTTTTGTGCCATATTCATTGAAGAATTAATTTGTTCAACTGGCGCTGGAATACTGGTTTCTGCTTTCACTGGCGAAATAAAAGACATCATCGCAATCATCATTATATGTAAGTAACTCATTTATATTCCCTCCTAGGAACCACTACCGGTGTCTATACCCGTGTCCGGCGTGCTTATATATCTATATCCAACTTCTACTAACTGACCTGCGGATGGAATAATAGTAAAATAAACCGTGTTGTTCGACTCTTGATAATACCAATCATGGTTCAAAGAACCATTAATGAACACCCTAATTGAATCAACCTCAGCTTTGTGGGTTAATACCACTTCTTCAATAGGTTCAATCGAATGAGTTGCATCGGTTACACCGGGAGACCAGTCAGTGTCACAAATATCGACAACCACTCCACCCAATAATCCTGTGGCTTCCATATATCTGTCACCCACATCAATAGGGTTTGGAGGGAAATCACACACAGAGTCAGTACCTTCGCGATTTACGACACTTGCCATAAAGACTGATCCCATCCGCAATGATCCATACCAGCTTAAGAAATCAGACACAGCAGGATATTCCACAGTGCTTTGTTCTTCTTCATCCGAAACAAATACTACTAATAATCCTGCATCTGGGCGCATCCAAGTTGAAGAATAGGGATTGTGATTCATATAATCATATACAGAATTGAACCCCTCTTCATATGGCGCCGATGTAAGAGTTGCCAACATTGTGGCTGCATCATCGATGTCATCACCCGGTACCAATGGAAATTCAGTACTAAGGACTGCTTTACTTGGATCAGCACTAATCATCACCAATCTCCAATCAGAAGTTGGTAAAGCTAATAGCATAGCTTCAACGCCGGCTAATAATTCTGCGTTGTATCGACCCATAGAACCTGATCGGTCGATGACCCATAAAATATCAATTCCGTCGATTGACATATGTTGCGTAAATGAATCAATCCAAATTTCACCCTCATTAACTGGTACTTCTACTTCAACATAGACCGGCACCTCCACGGGTACCTCTACCTCAACTTCAACCTCTACTTCTTTATATTCGGTGACAATCTTTGTTCCGCCACCAACCATATAATCAGTGGAACAGCCCACCATACTCAAAACAAAAAGTAATAACCCCACATCTAGCCCTCCTAAATTTTATGCCATCTGTAATAAATACACCGCCGATATTAATCACGACGAATAAGAACAAAACTTAATAACATCATGTTTCCAATCGCCAAAATTTGCATATCGTGTAGATTAGTTATGTGAGCCCATGCAAGCAACCATACATTTACAAAGAACGCACCTATGGCCACCGGGAGCATGATTTTATTTATTTTGTCCACTATTGTAACTATTGACCAGTGGAAAGAAGCTCCAAATTGTATAAATATAATCTATCGATTTGTGAAGTTTTAATGTTAAAAACAGAACAAGCAGGAAACATTATTGTTTGCTTTTCGCCGCCGCGCAGACCAATATCGATGATGATACCAGTCGCGACGTCAGCTTGCATCCATCGATCGTGTTTAATGGTCACGAGATCTCCGACAGCGAAATTCGAATTTTTTTCCATATTTTTTTTCACTAAAAATTTTATTCCATTTTTGAAAAGTCATCCGAAGAGAAAAGATCGTATAAACCAACTACTATCGATATTCTAAGACCTTCTTCTTCCATTTGTAAGGTCATGGGCATAAGTTGTTCGGACTCCTTAGACCAGTGTATAGTCCAAAAGTAAACATCATCATCTTGTATACTAATGCGCCGAACACGCTCGACCAAGATTCCGACATTATTACTTGTAATGTCAACGATCATATCGCCGGGATATAACTTAATACGTTCAGACTCATCGCGCAAGTTTGTTTGCATAGTTATTTAAATATCTCCAAGGACGATAATAATGTCCGCTTTAATCAAATTAAGTAGGCCAGTCTCAGACCAAAACGTTTTACCTTCCTTTGACGAAACAGTTTCCCACACCCATACCTTAAAGAACTCCGGATTTCTACGTGCGTATACCGGTGGCTCCTGTCCCTCATATGACCAAAATCTCCGAATAAGTACAGATATACTCTTATCGGTGACATCGTATAAGAACATGCCGGGTTTAAGGTCCACACCTTAACTAGTATCTGCTAGAGTCTAAGCCACCCGACTCGCGTTACGGCACATGAGTTAATGACGTTAATGTCGACATTGCCGTCGATGCTGATATCTTTGCATTGTGTTACAGGAGCGTAGGGGTTTGGTTGTACGGGTACGGAATCCCCGACCGACCTGTAAGGGATGGGCATAACCTCGGGCTTGGGCATTGCTTGCTCTCGAACTTCTACCACGCCAGTAGTTGCTATTGCACTCAGTGAAAAAACCAGTATCTTTGCTTTGATCATGGGTATATCCTTTATTCGGTGTATAAGTAGTTTAGCACCTTTTTACACGCACTTAAAATCATACTTTAATTCTATCAATGATATATGGGTGGTGCACGGACATGTCCTTGTACAACTTTTTCAAAATCTTCTTAGATATATCCCCGATATCGTCTTTTATTTGCTTAGACTTGATGGCCTTAGCTACTTCATCTTCCACCATGGCCTTAAGCTCTTTCTTAACCATGGCTTTAACCGCGGCCTTATCGGCTTTTGTTAGTTCTTCCATGATTATTTCATGTAAGCGGTCTTCTGTAATCTGCATGGTGGTTTTTCCTACTCTCTAATTAGATACCTTTTTTCAAATACGCCAATTTAAGATTCAAACTTGCGGTATAGCACCGTATGTTTGCCCTGAGCCAGTACACGTCGTACAATGTATTGCCGTATACTGTATTGACCTCTGCAACAACTATCCCGATATCGTTGTTCTCGACTACGTGATTGGATGCGGTTGGTATGCCTGGGTAGTAGAAGTACTCGACGTAGCGTACCAAGTCTCCTACTACATACTCATCTGGTTTGTTTTTCTTACCCACATTGTAACTATGCTCTAATCTGTAAAATTTTTAGGCGCGTAATTTTCGGCTGTGGTCCTTTTTAATCTTGATATGGTATGCATCCATAACCTTTCCCTAATACCGGCGTGTGGGTACCTTAGCCACCAAATCTGGACCATATTCATTGGAGGGTAGTCGACTTCCTTCTCATTAACGCCGTCAAATATACGAACTATGACGGCAAGGCCCCCATGACAACTGCACGTGACCAAGTCCCCGACTGCAAAGTCGTGAACAGGCGCCGTCTGAAATAGCTCCCTGAATACCACACTGTAACTACTACCCGGTATGGTTAAATCTCAAATTTTTACCGCGCGATTGAAAACAGGCTTAGCTGCCACATAGCCGTCACAGCCGGCATAGAGACATACATCCCGGTAGGGGGGTAGGGGGGTACCCCTCCCACATGTAAATCAATTGTCAATCATGACATGAACGATCTTGTGGGTATGTAATATTAGTTCCTCTTAATACACACGCATAAACATATAACACTACTGGCGCATAAGATAATATTATTACACCTGTATCTAATAGTCTGTTTACTCTCGCTCTTAGTCTCATGCTTCCGCCACTTCTGTCACATCAAACATGTCTGGGTTGAGTACAATGAATGCATCATCTATATCTTGTTGGTGCTCTGCCATCCAGTCTGCCGCAGATGATGGTACAGTTAATGTAATATTACTTATGGTCTCGAGACTCTGCGACATGTCAGCACGTTCGATTATGCCTGACAGTATTAGTGACTGCGTGTATACCCACGTATCGTTCACATCATACGGCAGGGCGTTGGATATTTCTAGCACAGTCCAGTGGGGATCGTCATCCTCCATCAGCAGGTGCAGCAAATCTATCTCAGGAGCGCAGAACTTAATGCCACCAATCGTTATCAAACATAAATCCATTTGTACTATCCTCGCTTATATCATAACACATCTCGCATCACTTGTCAAGGTGTGAGTTACATGCGACAGCATGCTCTCGTAAGTCGTTGATATTGCTGGTGATACAGGCGCAGTGTAAGTCATTGAGACAGCAGGACAATGTTGTAGCATGCAACTCACATGTTGACAAACCGTGATAGAGCATATATACTTAGCCCAAACACAAACCAGCACACATATACAAACACATTATAATACACTACACT